CTCGGCTCAGTTGTTGGTGCAGATACTTGGGGTCTTGAGAATGAGGCAGACATCCCAGAGATCGACATCAAGGTCGATTGACCAAGAAGCTTAAGGCTAAGTGGACACCAGAACTCGGTCAAGACCTTAACGCATACCACAACATGGATGCAGAGGTTGAGCTTACATCAATCCTTTCAGAGCAAGTCGCTCTTGAGATTGACCGTGAGATTCTTGAGGACCTTGTTAAGGGTGCAACCGCTGGCACTTACTACTGGTCACGTCGACCAGGTAAGTTCGTCAACCGTACAACCGGTGCTGATATCGCTGGCGGTACAGATAATGAATCGCTCCTTGGTGCAGACTTCACCGGCAACGTTTCCGAGTGGTACGAAACACTTATTGAGACAATCAATGATGTTTCAGCTCAGATTCACCGTAAGACACTTCGTGGTGGTGCTAACTTTATTGTTGTCTCACCAGAAATGGCTAACATTCTTGAGTTCACCTCCGGCTTCCGTGCTTCTGTAACTCACGACGACGATCGTGGCACAGTTGGCGCTGTAAAGGTTGGTTCAATCTCCAAGAAGTTTGACGTTTACGTCGACCCATACTTCCTACGCAATGTCGTACTAGTTGGTCGTCGAGGCGCTTCATTCCTTGAGTCTGGCTACGTTTACGCTCCATACGTCCCACTCCAGGTCACACCAACAATCTTCGGCGTTGAGGACTTCGTACCTCGTAAGGGTGTCATGACACGCTACGCTAAGAAGATGGTTCGTCCCGATATGTACGGACTTGTAGTCTGCAAAGACTTCCTTGGCTAATCTAACTTAAGTTAGATATTAAACCCCTCGGCATTATTGTCGGGGGGTTTTCTTTTGTCGAGAACTATTTAAGATAGATCACTTAAAAAGGAGACCAAAAGAATGGCTTTGCCTGTTTTGACCCCCATTTCACAAACTTCGGCCGTAATATTGCCCCAGACAGGAACAGTAACTGATGTTGCAGGAACTTTACCTTACGGTATTTATTCCACATCAGATTCCTTCTTAACAGGTGCAGCAGATCAAGTTGCTTATACTTATAAAATGCTTGGTGGCGATGTTTTGGACATTGAACTTACTGCCGGAAATGTTTATGCAGCATATGAGGATGCTTGTGTTGAATACTCTTACTTGGTCAACCTCCATCAAAGCAAAAACTCACTTACAGACCTTCTTGGCTCTGCAACAGGATCTTTTGATTCAGATGGAACAATCATTGGTGGAGATGCATCAGGATCTTCAGCGGCAACAAAGTTTACTCGCTTTTCTTTTGAGTATTCAAGAAGAGTTGGAGATTCGATTGGCACAGAAGTTCGTGTTGGCGGCCTTGTCACCATTTACTCTGCTTCGATTGATGTTGAGGTCAAGAAACAAGATTATGACTTAGAAGAGATTTTAAGAAATGATCCTGTGCACTCTGGAACTGTTGGAACAGATAACAGAATAATGATTCGCAAAGTCTATTACAAGACACCACAAGCAATGTGGCGATTTTATGGCTATTATGGCGGATTGAACACAGTTGGCAACTTGGCTAACTATGGTCAATATGCTGATGATTCAACATTTGAAGTTATTCCAGTCTGGCAAAACAAAGCCCAGGCAATGGCTTTCGAAGACAACATTTATACAAGGACAAGTGGATTCTCTTATCAGTTAAGAAACAACAAACTAAGAATCTTCCCTGCTCCTTCCATTGTTCAGCCAAAGAAAATGTGGATTGAGTACTCTGTTGACGAATCGCCCTTATCTTCTTCAGTTGGCTATGTTCAAAAACAAATAAATGGTGTCAACAATATGAACACCCTGCCATTTGAAAACATTCCATTTGAAAATATTAACTCAATCGGCAAGCATTGGATTCGNCGCTATGCTCTCGCTGTCTCAAAAGGGCAGTTGGGTGAAGTTCGTTCTAAATTTGCCACTGTGCCCATTCCTGGCGAGTCTGTGACGCTTAACGGCACTGCCCTTAAGGACGAGTCCAAGACAGAAAAGCAAGCCCTTAGAGACGAACTGAAGGCCATTATGGACGAATTGACTTACACCAAGCTTGCACAAGATGATCAAGCCAAGATAACTGCCGTGGTTGAGACCTTTAAATCAATCCCAATGGCCATTTATACCGGCCCACAAGGTAGTTCATAATGTCTGACGAGTGGAGCCGCCCAGCAAGCCCCCCGCCTCCTCTTTTCTTTAATGAAAAAGAGCGAGATCTTGTAAAGCAAGTAAATGACGAACTTATTGAAAGGGTCATCGGGCAAACTGTTGCTTATTACCCTCTATCCCTTGAACACACAAACTATCACCCTCTTTACGGAGAGGCAATACAAAAAACATTCCTGCCACCCGTAAGAGTTCACGCTCTTGTAAAGTTCGATGGAATCAAGACAGAAACAAAAAACTATGGTTTAGATAAATCATTTAAAATAACTGTTAATTTTCATAAAAGAAGACTAACTGAAGATCAAGATCTTTATGTTAGAGAAGGCGATTTTGTGCTATATGACGATGATTTATTTGAAATCGTATCCTTAATAGAGCCCAGGCTTCTTTTTGGTCAAGCCGATAAAAGATTTGAAATATCTGCTGCTTGTATTAAATCTAGAAAAGGTGTTTTTGATGCAACTTAACGACTCAATATATGATGTGGAAAACATTAAATACAATGAATATACTAAATTTGTTGACATTCCATTTTTTCCTTCTACAATAGAAAATATTGATTTTGCTGTATATGATTATTTTAAAAACAACTTTGATATATCAACAAAAACAAACAAAGGCTTTACTAAGGTTCCTTTAAGGTGGTCGATGCCTGAAAGGTCTCTGCTTTCAAAAGAAGAGCCACGAAAAGAAGGTGTATTTGAACTTCCTGTTATTACAATATCAAGAGAAAACATAAATAAAAGTAAGTCTTTTAAAGGATCATTTTATGGAAATGTCCCACCTGATAACACCGGTGCCTCAATAACGCTGGGCAGAAGAATAACTCAGGAAGTTACAAAGAAGTTTGCTGCAGCGTCTTCTTTAAAGAAAACAAATAATAGATTTTCAAATTTAAGATTTAATAATAAAAAAGTTGTTTATGAGTTTTTTAATATCCCACAAATTGTCCACTTAACACTTAATTACTCTTTAACACTTACTTCAAACTACCAAGAACAAATGAACGATATGGTAGCACCCTTGATTGCAAGGCCAGGAAATTTAAATTATATAATAATAAATAAAAATAACCATTCCTACGAACTATTTATAGAGGAGTCTTTTTCTCAGAAAGATACAAAAAGCAATCTTTCTGAAGAAGAGCGCCTTTATGAGACAACAGTTAACTTTAAAGTTTTAGGATATTTATTTGGAGAAGATAAAAACGAAAAGAAAAATTTTATTTCTTTAAAGCAAAATTTTGTTGATATAAGAATAAAAGAACAAATAATGTAGTTTTTGGTTTTTAAATAACTATTTATATTAAAACGCATTTTATAAGGAGAACAGTTAATGGCTGCTAATAGCTTTACTTTTAAATCACCCGGAGTTTTCATTAGAGAGGTTGACCGATCAGAAGTTCAACCACTACCAACAGAAGTTGGCCCACTTGTTATTGGACAAGCAAACAGAGGCCCTGGATTATTTCCAACAGTTGTTAGAAATTATGAGGAATTTGAACAAATTTTCGGTAAACCACAAGCTGGTAGGAAAAACGTTGATGACGTTTGGCGACAAGGCTCAGGTTATGCCACTCACTATGGTTCCGTTGCTGCTCAAAAATACTTAGAGCAAAAAGGAACAGGCCCTTTAACTTTCGTTCGCCTTCTAGGAGATGAAGGAACAAGCGCTGATACTGTTGATGCTGACAAAGCCGGCTGGAATGCAACAACCGCTTACGGCATCTTTTTATACACAAGCGGCTCCGGCAACGTTATCACAGGAGCGCTCGCTGCAACTATCTATGTCGACGGCAGCGATAAGGTAAAGATTGTAGATAGGCAGAATGTAGTTAGTGGTGCTTACTCTTTAATCACGGCAAGCCACTCAAAAACTACAATTGAAATAGGCAGCGAAAAATTTGATGTATCATTTAATAAAAATGATGATACTTTCATTAGAAACGTTTTAAATACTAATCCAGAAAAAACAAACTCAAGTATATACTCAACCACAAAAACTTACTGGCTTGGTGAGACATATGAAGACTTTATTTCAACTGAAGACGCACTTGGCACATCATCAGCCAATGTGCATTATGCTGCTGTCTTCGAGCTTCAAAATAGTGGAGCAGACCATGCGGACAGAAGAGAGCCCCTTTATGAGCCAACCACTCCTTGGGTAGTCTCACAAGATCTCTCAGCCGACACAGGCTCCTTTACTTACGATAGGCTACAAAAGCTTTTCCGCTTTGTTGGAATCCAACAGGCCGGTCAAGGCACCCAAAAAGACGTTAACGTAGCAATCGAAAACATTAGATACCCCAAGAATATTGCTGAGAATCCTTATGGCACATTCGACGTTGTTATCTATAGAGCAACAGCAACACCAGGAAGCTCTCTTGACAGAGATGAGCCTCTTGAAGTTTTTGCAGGTGTAACATTAGATGATGAGTCAGAAAACTTTATCGCAAAAAGAGTAGGTGATTCTTACTTTGTTTGGGATGATGATGAAGAAAGATACACAGAAAGAGGCGAGTACGGAAACGCTAGCGCATACTTCAGAGTAGAGCTTCATGAAGATATCAGACTAGGAAGCTTTAATAAGCTCTGCCTTCCATTTGGTTTCTATGGAGGAATCAAATACAAGGACGCTTCGGGCTTCACTGCCGCTGCCTCTGCAAGTGTGGATACTCTCTTAACTTCGTCAACCGCACTAAACGATGCTGCATCCGGCTTCACTAGCGC